GCATTAACTACCCAATCGAAGGGCTCTCTTCAGCAGGACTGATGAAGAGTTCGAGCTTGTGGCTGGTTTCTCATGGCCGACAAACTGAATTAGCTACGGCGTATTTGGTTTTGCCGCCGCGGAGTTGCCCCCGCCACTCACCACTATCCTTAACCCTTCGTGACCACTCGTACTGACCCACTATTATAGCTGCGGCAGCGTCCACTCATTCACCATGCCATTTGCTCAACATACGCATCTCACCTAGGATACCAAGATGGTCGCCTCAACTCTTCCGAGTGGGGGTCGGCGGGCCGCTATCGCAGCCCGATATTCCGATCATACCCGCTTTCCGAAGCGTAGGCATCGAGACCTAGTTGTAGGTTTAAGAGAATTGTGTGTCCGGATTCTTGCGTTCCCGGAAGAGGCTCGAAGCCTCGCCCCCCGGAGGGGTTCCGAATCCTAAACGCATGACACGCTGTAAAAGGGACCGTACCGACTAACCGCTATGGGTATTCCGGTGCTATCTCCAAAGGGGTCCAGACAATGATCCCAACTAATTCAATTCATCTCCCAGCTGGAGCAGCTCCTGCGCAACTCATTAGGCGTAGCCACAGTTGACCTGTGGAAGAGAGCAAGGCGAAAGAGATGCGGGGGGTCCATAGTAGGTACGGAAGTTACGTGATCCGCGTACGAAACGAGTCCTAACCAAGTCTACACTCACCTGTAAACAAGGATGATCGTCGATCCATAGTGATCGACGGGCTTTGTTGGTGACAAAGGCCCGGTCTTCGTACATCATGAAGTGGTCGTATACAGGCTTTGGCCATACGAAAGACCACAACTTCGGTCCCCTCCGGAGGACGCGGAAGGAAGGAGGTTGATAGGAGGGTGTCTGAGAAGATCGCTCACGAAATGCAGCATAGTCGATGGATACCTTTTCAGGTTTAACGGGAACACCCGTCCATCTCGAGACCATGTCACAAGTGACGTCTTTCGCCATCATGTCGAAAACACCGTATAGGGAGGCCTTCGGAGGCGGCCCTATGACCATTTCAACACTTCGACGTACACCCTTCTTTATAATGGGGGCCGCACCATCCGTCAAGGCACGGCGAAACCAGGACTTCTTGGAAAGGATCCGGTACTCTCGTTTAGATAGGTTCGACAAATCTATCTGCCTGGCAGATATCTCGAAACGCATCAGGGAATTCACGACGAAGCTTACCACTTCGCCGCGGAACGTCCGAAGCCCATCGAGAATCTCCTTCAAGAGACACCCGGGTTCCTTCCGGTTCGGTCGAAAGAACGAAAGGACAGGTTTGGGGGCCAACTGGCCCCGGCGGATGAAGAAACTCTGGGAGTTCAAATCCGCCGAGATGTTGGAGTAGCCGGTCTTCTCAACATTGACACAAAGTCCAAAAGTTCCCGTCACCTCCTTCCAGAGGTTAAAGAACTTTCGATCACCTGCAAAGACGCAGTCATCGCCGTTGAAACGGCCGACGCGGTTAGCCCCTCCCCCTCTCGCGATATCGCTGGCGATATCGAAGCAGGCCTTGTTCAAAAGGCAGAGTAATGGGAAACTCACCAAATTTCCCATCATACTGCCTCTCTTTATAGGTCTTATCCTTCCCGTGCATGGATTTAACCATCTGAGGTTCGAGAACGACCCCAACAGGACTGCTTTTTCATTCTTTGTGAGACGAACATCTTTCGACAGTTCTTCGACAATGACATCGACGGCCTCAAGATAAATCTTGTCAGTGGCGGATTCGTAATCCCCGCTGATGACCGCCTCCCCGTCTTTCCTGTCATTGAGAACAGCCAAGAAATCCTCCTTCTTTACATCCCCTCGTACGAGCCATCCGAAAGACGATAGATGGTCGTATAGGGCGTTGTGAACCGGGGTCAAGACCCGCTTGACGCGGGCGGATTGCATCGTAACAACACGAAGCTTTCCCTTAGTCTTTGCAACCCCCAAGCGGACGAGCGAATCGTCGTTGGAAGTTTTGGAGGGGCACGTTGCCAAAGTGCCGCCTTCCCCTTGCCTGGTCTCAAAACACCCCTGCT